GTTGGCTCAGGATCCCATGGAAGCCATTTGCCCACTTCTCCGAGAAAGATATTGTGAATCTGGTCGTTGCGCTGAAGCTTCTTGGATCGTGCCTCAGCCTCTGCACGGCTACCATAGACGCCGCGAACCTTCAGTCCCCGAACACTAGTGCGAAACTCATTCTTCTCTGAGAACTGCTCCTCCAACTTAGTCTTGTTGGTATACACGAAATCGTCATATGCCTCCTTTAGTTTTGAGTCCTTCATATCCTTCTCATTCTCCTTGATGAATGTCTGAAGACCATCCATGACCGTATCAATTCTAACCCGGCTGTTTCTACAGAGGTCAGCGCATCCACTAAGGTCTTGTTTATCAAACTCAATAGCCTGTGCATCAAGCTTGTTGTTGATAGTGCGAATGGTAGTGGCTAGGTAGCCTTCAAGATTGCGTACTCTCATCTTGAACTCATACTGCTTCAAGAAAGTGTCAAAGAAGAAGAGGTCCTTCTTCGCAAGAACCTTCTCCGGGCTTAGAAAGCTTAGAAGAACAACCTTCTGTCCCGGAATCTCAACATCCTCATTCAAGAAATCCTCACGCTCGGTGTTTGACATCTAACTAGTTCAATACAGTATGTATTTAGACCGTTGACGCGCGGACAAAAAAATCTTTTTCAATAATATAGAGTTAAATGGACTTCACTACGGAGATTGTTAACCGAGCTATTAAGTACTTGATTGAGGGTCTTTTCGTTGCCATCGCTGCAATCTTCGTTCCTAAGAAGTCTTTGCCGGTGGAGGAGATCCTCACCCTCGCGGTTGTCGCTGCGGCCGTCTTCGCCATCCTCGACGTTGTCAGCCCATCCATCGGCGTTACGGCTCGCCAGGGCGCTGGCTTCGGTATCGGTGCCAACCTAGTTGGATTCCCGATGCGGGCATAAGCACAGACACTAGCATAATATAAAACGTTTATTGGCCTTATTTAACATAGTATAATCTCAAAGCGATTTTATAGATATACATTAATATATCTATAAAAGCCAGATGAAGTCCGTCATAATAGCACTTATCCTCTTATTTATTGCGCTTGTTCTTACACGTGTTACAGAAGGGTTCGGATCAACATCGCCTGGTACGATGGTTCAGCTACGAACAAGCCATGTCCCGACAGAGGAAGACGCTTATTTTTACAAATACATATACCCTCGGATGGTAAATCGCGACCTTATAAGAATGACAGGCTCAGGACTTTTCTAAATTTGAAATGGACATTTTATAAAAGACCTTCATAGAAATGTCCAGATTCCTTCGGATTTCCAATACTGTGATTCATGTTCCCAGTCTTGCAAATGTAAGTATGACAACCAACTGTCTAGGTTCACCCTCTATCTGCCTCTATTACCACACACAAAAGACCCAGATTCTCTATTGCGGAAACTATGAAGAGTGTGAAAAGCAAATGATGCGTATTAAAACTGCTATGAAGAGTATTGAAAATGCGCTTGATGGAATCCCTCTTGTTGAACCCGAGTCAGTGATATTAACAACTTCTGATAAAAAATAAAAAACTTTCTATAATATAGAAAAATGTCTAATAATATTGATTTGGATGATTTAGATAATATGTTTAAGAGTATGCAGGTAAATAAAAATGCTGTAAAACACAATTTTTCTCTTGCTGCACCTTCTGCACCTGTTGAAGAAGTAAGTTTAGCAGCCGCTGTTGGGGCACGCAATGCAGCATTAGAAGCAGGAGCAGATCCAGTAGTTGCTGAAGTTGCAGCGGGTGCCGCTGGCGCAGCCGTTCTCAAAACGCAAACACGCTATGCACAAAAGTCTAAAAAACGCGCAACACCAAGGCGTACAACCCAGCGTGAAACGGCCCAAAACTTAAAAGTTAAAAAAGACCTCAAGGAGCTTGAGAGGCTCATGGCAGCGCATGATAGAGAGAGGAGATTGAGGGCACGAAGTGGTATTCCTTATAAGGGCCGTCTATCCAAGAAAAAGGGAAAAGAGACACTTCGCAATCGCTTATATAGTCTTGCTATGGCCTCACTCAAAGGAAAGCCTAAATCTACAACACGTCGTCGCCCCGTAAAAAACACGGTCATGAAGTAATCTAGATTGACCGAATATATTGCCAAGCCAAATCCTGACAAATCAGCTTCCAAATCTTGTCTTGCACATAGAGCTTGTCGCGATTTTTCAGTAGAGGGAAACATGGTAAATACTCATCCAACTCTAGGAGTTCACAGAACTTGTAGAGAACATAAGAATAAGAGAGAAAGTTGCTGCGACCCTTTGGACAATGTGTCTGGAAAGACGGCTGAATCTCCTTGAACATGAAACGCAACTTCTCCTCGATTTCACGGGACATGACTGGCGCATTCTCACCATTAAGTCGGTTCAAGATGTGAGGAACATGTTCATAATATTTATTGTATCCAAGCTTTCTAAGAATCTCCTTGATTTTGCTTGGCTTCAGAGAACTATACTCTGAAATACGCTCCTTTTTGAGCTCTTCCATAATCTCGTCATAGACTGTGGAAGGAATCTCTGTACTCTCCTTTGCCTGGAACTGGGCGAGCCATTCATTGAAATGGTTAATACGTTTGTATGCGTAGTAGGATACCTCTCTTGGAGGATCCTTGTAGCTGGGCTTGTCAGAATCAATGAGCACAAACTCCTGGAATCCGCATTTAGGGCATGTGAAGAGGGCCTCATTCTGGCTGAAAACCATTTCAGTCTGGCACTCTTCACACTCTCCATAAGGATCATTTAGTGTTTCAGTTCCACCACGCGCATGTTCAGGGTCCACTTTTTGAAGATAATTCTCTAAGATTTTGTCGCGACGAAGACGCTCACCCACAGGTGCAGTTCCTGTTGTGATTGCGCTGGCTGTCTGGAGAGAACTCAGAATATCGCCAGGTTTTGCCTTATAGGTTGAACTTTTTGCCACACCCTCTGCACCATTATTAATCTTTTCTTGAACGTCATAATACTGATACAAAAGTTCACCAGCATTTAGAAAATAATCATATACTTCATTTCCTCCCCGCCGTTTCTGAACTTCCTTCTGAAGAGCCTTGATTTGCTGTTCAATAACCTCATATTGAACATCATCCGTTATAGTTGAAAGACTTGACTCAAGCGTGCTCAACTCCTCTTCAAGCTCTCCGACCTGTTTCTCACGATCAATCATAGCACCTAGTTGTACTTGATGGACTGTATCAAGAGTAGTTCTCGCTTCTGGATTACTCCTTTTGGTGGGACGTATCTTAAAAAACGCATCACCTGTTGACATTGTATACGAATCTTATAGGATTTGAGTTCTTTTGTTTAGACCGACTAAGGTTCAAAGGCAGAAACGCAGTTATTCGTGAAAAGTTTCCTTTTTCCGCCATTCCGGCACTTCTTCAGAATTTTTTCTTTCTAAGGGGTATAGACACAAATGACTGGTGGTGGACTTATGCAGCTCGTCGCTTACGGTGCCCAGGACGTTTACCTCACTGGCAATCCCCAGATCACCTTCTTCAAGGTGGTCTACCGAAGACACACTAACTTCGCCATGGAGTCCATTGAGAACCCATTCAACGGTTCTCCTGGCTTCGGCAAGCGTGTCACATGCACGATCCAGCGCAACGGCGACTTGATCCACCGCATCTACCTCCAGGCCACACTGCCAAAGGTTCAGCTCCAGACCTCTGACGGTTCTGGTGCACAGTTCCGTTGGCTCAACTGGGTTGGCCACAACCTCGTCAAGAGCGTCGAGCTCGAGATTGGCGGTCAACGCATTGACAAGCACTACGGACAGTGGCTCCACATCTGGAATGAGCTCACCCAAGAGGCCGGCAAGCAGGGTGGCTATGCCAAGATGGTTGGCAACGTTCCTCAACTCACCAACCTCCTCGTCCAGGGCGGTGAGCCTTGCGATGATGACTGCGCTGGTGGTGAGCCAAACTCCTCACCAGAGGTCCTCAACTGCGCACCAGACTACACCTTGTACATTCCTCTACAATTCTGGTTCTGCCGCAACCCAGGTCTTGCTCTCCCTTTGATCGCCCTCCAATACCACGAGGTCCGCATCAACCTCGAGTTCAACGACCTCCGAAACCTCTGCTTCGACATCACCCCCCAGATCACAAGCAACATCCACACCATCCGAGACCGAGTCAACGCTGCAAACCTCACTGCCGCATCTCTCTATGTTGACTACATCTACCTCGACACTGATGAACGACGAAAGTTCGCCCAGGTCTCCCACGAGTACTTGATCGAGACCCTCCAGTTCACTGGCGGTGAGTCCATCACCTCCTCTTCCAACAAGCTCAAGCTCAACTTCAACCACCCTTGTAAGGAGCTTGTCTGGGTTGTCCAACGAGACTCCTATGTCTCATGCGATGACACCATCATCAACCCATGGAAGGGTCAGCAACCATTCAACTTCTCCGACTGGTGGGACCGATCTGTCCTCGAGTCTGGATACTCAGTCACACGATTCGAGGGAATGGCTGGAAAGAACCCTTGCATCACTGCGCTCCTCCAGCTCAACGGCCACGACCGATTCCAGGTTCGTGAGGGACGATATTTCAACGAGGTCCAACCATTCCAGCACCACACCAACGTGCCTGCGGTCGGTATCAACGTGTACTCCTTCGCCCTCCAGCCAGAGCAACACCAACCAAGCGGCACATGCAACTTGTCACGCATTGACAACACTACATTGCTCTTGACTGTCTCCAACAACGCTGTCGGCACCACCACCTCCTCAACTGTCTACATCTACGCCACAAACTACAACGTTCTCCGCGTTATGTCTGGCATGGGCGGTCTTGCATATAGTAACTAAAAAGTTAGAATCCACCCAGTGGTTCTCCGGCTTTTTGTGTTATATATTTGTTATTTGTAGGTAATGTGTAAAAATTGATTATTAATTTCTGTATTCATTAAGTAGAACTGATTGAATATGGAAATAGAACAGAGGTCTGATTATCGTAACTCGGGTCGCAAACCTGGAAATATAGATTATAGATTTGTTACTTATAATGATAAAGAATATGTTATAGGAACTATACGATATAAAGATTTAGATTTAGAATTTGTATTTGATAAAGAATTTTATAAGACAGTTTCAGAAAGGGCATGGCATTTTGCCTCTAATAACTATATTTCATCAGCTTATTGCTGTGGTGATGGTAAACGAAGAGAGTTATATTTACATAATTTGATTATGGGTGTTGATTTATTTCCTGGTAAAGGTAGCAAAGAATCTGTAGACCATATTAATCGTAACGGGCTTGATAATAGAAAAGAAAATCTTCGTATTATATCACAATCACAGCAAAATATTAATCAAGCAAAAAAAGTAAGACATGTAGTTCTTCCAGAGGGTTGTTTAATTAAATCTGAAGAAATACCAAGACATATTTGGTATGTTCGTGCAAATGGTCTACATGGAGATCGTTTCGCAATTGAGTTTAAGACTGAAGGTGTGTGTTGGAAAACAACTAGCTCTAAAAAGGTAGATTTAGCTCAAAAATTACAAGATGCTAAAGTAAAACTCCAAGATTTCTATCTAGAATTTCCACATCTAAATCCTCAGTTTGAGGAATCTAGGTGTAAAGAATTACAAAAGAGCTTTGAAGAAATTATACAACAACACTAGATGAATAAACGAATCAATGATTCTATTATTCAAGAGTGTAAAACTCTCATTAACGAAAATAATCTCTACGCACTCCAAGACTATTATAAAGAGCTCCAGGAGTCCGAGTTTGATGCATCCCCAGACTGGCCAAATATTTTCCAGGCCCTCTACATTCACGCATGTCTGAAGAAACGGAAAGAGATTGTGGATTGGTTCATACCTCTCTTTGATAAGTTTGACCCAATTACAAAGATCGCATATCGCCAGGTGTTTTTTTACGGGCGGTTTCTATTAGCTAAAGCATAATAAGGTTAAAAGTTATTATTTAGAAATGCTCAAACTAAGAGCTATAATAATACCTAGACTGAAAATGACAATAACCCCAATAAAAATAAACAAAGATCGGTTTGATGAAATATAATTATTCATTTGAATATTCCTTTGTAGAAGATTAATAGTAGGATTGGGCGCGATATTCAGCGTCTGCAAACTCTTCTTATGACAAATGGGACAGTCCCAGTCAGATTTATTTTTGACCCATTTATTCCAACAATGAGGGTGAACAACAAACTTACAACCACATGTTCTTAGCATATTACTATCAACAAGTGGTTCACCTGATTCATGTTCGTGCTCAAGGCAGATAAAACAATCTACCTCCGTAACAACTTCTGTCAACTCAGTCAACGAGTTCGTCGAGTCAGACGCCTTCATTAGATAATATAGCGTTCCTGTTTTAGACCCGCACTCATTATAAAAGCGAATAAGGGCTGAACATCTGCTTAGAATCCATGGTTCCTATTTCCTGATTACCCATCCATGGAACCTTCTTCTCAACTTGATCGGGTCCAGAGGATTGGACCTCTGGTTTTAACATATCCCAGTGTATCTTCTCCTTGGTTCTCGTCTGAGGTACCTTTTTTTCAACGGTCTCCTCTTTGGGAGCGGCTTTTACAGGGGCAGCCGCGACATATTTGTAAGTCCCCTGCATCTTCGTATTGAGAATGTAAGGTAGTGCGTAAGTTGTAAGAGCCGCAACAGCAACAGCTGCAAAAGGTGGAATACTCTCAAGAGCAAAGATGGCGCCGGCTGAACCAATCATAAGGAATGCATCTCCTAACAATATGAGAGCGCCATTCTCTGCCGCATACTTCTTATAAGTATCCATCATGCTGTTCATGCCAACCGGT